CTTCTGTGCCTGTTTGATTGCAGACTCACGGTTAAAGATACCACGCTCACCTGACTTGCTGTCGTACAGGGACACCCACTCACGCATAAACGTACCAATCTCCGGCTTGAATCTGTAAGCAACGGAGTTGTTAGCCAGAGCACGTTGGCCTTCATTGAGCCACCACTGTCCTGACTTTGCTTTAGCCATCAGATCATCGTTTAGATTAGACAGACTGATCAGTGCGCTGCGACGTACACCGCCTACAACAACGACCTCACCAATCTTACACATGATGTCGTGACATTCGATGGGGTAGAGTCTGCGTCCCGCAGCACCCTTGAACTTCTCAATGCAGAACTTAAAAAGCTCTACCAGAGGTTGGGGACCAGAGGCACGACCACCAAAGGTCTTGAGCCTTGCTCCTGCGGGTCTTACCTCACTGACATCCCACTTGGGAATCTGTCCTGAGTAGAGCATAAAGATAAGTTCTTTCAAGGACTTAGCCCAGCCGGGACGAGAGTCGCCTACCTTGATGACGGTATCTGTCTCATGGAATTCTTCGTTAATCACAGGAAGCTGATCTACGCAGTCACGTTCTACGGAAAAGCCCACGCCTGTACCACACATGAGAATATACATACACTCGTCAAACGCACGAGGGTTATCAACAGGAAGATACGAACAGTTGTATCCACCAACATGACAGCGATCCAAAGCAGGACCAGCCGTCATGAGTGCTCTCATACTTGGCATAATATCCTGATTCAGTACGGCTTCTTCAAGCTCTGCACGTAAGTCTTCCGGCATAGCGTAGTTATGATTCTTGGCAAGGTGATTCTCCATGTAATCAAAGTAACGCTCAACAGTTTCTGTCCAAGTCTCACGACGTTGGTCTTCCTCACGCCACCTTGCATAGCGAGAGAGAGCAATGAAATTTTGATAGTCTGAGGGAAGATAATTATTCATTGACGAGTTTCCTTTCTCAAGTGTTAAAGGTGCAATTCTATCACGGCTTATTCAAAGAAGCAACACATTAATGACCTAAAACTGCATTAATTCTTTTTCTTACATATTCAATTTCGCCAGACCTGAGAACCTTGAATGCAAAGTCTCTCATGTAATGTGGATCAACCCCTGCATAATCACATACCTGTACAAAATCATCGGCAGTTACGCCGACAGAAGAAAAGAACCAAGCTATGGCCCTGTCACGATGCAGGACAGCCGTTGTTGGCTCTACTGAAGTGACGGGTTTAGTTGCATCAAGAAGAGCTTGGAGAAGAACACATAGGAACAGTGTCTTCTCCGGTGTTGAGATTTCATCCAGCCCTTCTTCTACGAGAAATATTTCTTCTTTTTTCATTGAACCATTCTTCTGGGATACCCTCCCCTTGTTTACAATAAAGGAATCCGTATTTCTCACACCAGTCGGCGTATGTCATCTTACCTCCTTTGTATAGTTTTCTGTTTGGATTATCAAACACAAATCTAATGTCGTGCTTGTTACCATACTGATCTCGAATAAACAGATGTTTCTTTCTGTCCTCTAACATGAATCGCCCCTTGACTTCCAGTATGATTCCATTTGGTAATACAAAGTCAGGGATGTATCTTTTATCTTCTACCCATGTAAAAGGGATGGCGTCAGGTTCATACACAAAATCTATCTTGTGTTTGATTAGAACCTGCGCCGTGTTGAACTCAGAGTTAGATCGATACTGGTGATCCTTTGGTTTGCGTTTCTTAGGCATGAAGTTCTTCCACTGCCGGAGGATTGACAACCTGTGTCAAATATCTGACACCTGTTGAGTACTGGAACTGACGCAAACCATGTCCACCGTTTGCATCTTTCCAGCACTCAAACTTGTGTGGACAGTAGATACAACCGACAGCCAGTTTCATGTTACCAGACTTACCGTCAGGCTCTGCCTCGTAGCAACGCTCTGGTGGAGTAGTCTGTTTAAGAACACCCTTGAGATAGTTGATACGATCAGATGCATTGATCATGTTCATCTGATCAACAGTCATCAGAGCAAGCTCACCGGACGATTTATCTACGGCAAAGAATGCAGCCGTCTTGTCGCCCTCTGCTTCTGCATACCCAGATATCTGAGCGATATATCCAAAAGGATCACTAAGTGCAAGAGTTCCTTCTTTAAACTTCTTGAAGGCATAAGAGGAAGCTGACTTGATATCTACAAGTGTACCATCAATACGACAGTCTTTGTGTCCCTTGATGCCCTGCACTTCTACGGTCTTTTGTTGTTCAGTAACTTCATGTCCTGATATTTCTGTTAGCAGTACAAGAAGAGCCTCAAGGATTTCTCCATACAGAAACTTCAAACGGGTTGGTCCGCTAAGTGTTTCTTGTGTCTCATTTGTGGAACGCATATCATACCACAGTTGACGATTCGGCTTACCGATTTGTGACATCCGTAGATTTTTAGACCGCTCTCTCTTGCCTTCTGACAAAGCAGATTTAGCGGCGGCAGCTACGACACGACCAAAGTTTTGGAGAGCGTCTCTGTTCTTGATTGAATTTAGGTTTGTACCCTGTTCAAGCAAATCATAGATGTCTTCAATTAGAGTATCTATTTTCTTTTTCATTCGCCATCCTCAATTTCGATTAGTTTGTTGAGATACCATCTTGCTTTCTTCAAATCTTCGACTCCGTTCTTGTAACGATAACGCCAAAGATACTTGATGATGTTTCCTTGCAGATAATATTCGAACCCTTCACCCAGACCAGTAGCAGCCTCAATGGCGTCAATACATTCAATACCAGATTGATTGTAATGCTTTGGACTGTTTACCGTATCGTTGGCCCAGTTTTGATAAGCTTGAGATTGAAAATTTTCTGTCATGATTTCTCCTTTCTATAAATACTGGCGTACCCACCCAAACACTAGCCAGTCCGCAGCCATATCCAAGACAGTGCTGCACCCATTCGACGCTACGTTGACTTAGAAAGGAATGTCGTCATCGTTGTTGTTGTCATCGGCTGCTGTGTCAGCCGCTGCCTGATACCCGTCAGGAACAACATCAAACGCATCGTCGTTGGCGTAAGGGATGAGGTTTACAACCTGCAACTTTGCAAGGTCAGCACCTACACCACTCTTACCACCATACTCCCAATCGTAGGTCTTGAATGCCACGTTGACATCGGAACCATTACCGACAAGAGTATCAGTCATCACACGCTTCTGCGAATCAACCATGATGGGCTGGTTGTTGCTAGTCCCATCACGACGAGTCACATTACGCTTGATCTTCACAAAGTCTCCACGCTCGTCGCCCTTGTTCTTGATGGGCAGACCAAGAGACTTAGCCTTATCCAGTTGATCACCAGTCAGGGCGATATCAACAGACCAGACAGGTTCGAAGGTCGTATTAGGTTGAGCGATGGAGGTCCAGTAAGCTTTGCCAGAGAGAACTTCTACAGCCATGTTTTGTATTTCCTTTTCTGTTAGTGCGGTCCCAGCCGCTGATTTAGTTTTAGAATTATGCCACACCAGAATTAGTGTGTCAACATTTTTTTAGTGAGTCTCAGCCCAATTGTTTCCAATCTTGTATTCACTGTCCAGAGGACAGCGAACCTTCAGGTTTTCCTCAACGTACTTCATTGCACGTTTCGTAGCCTCACCAAACCTTTCGGCCTGATCAGCACGTACCTCAAACTGATACTCGTCGTGGATGCTGGCGACAAGGCGGTAGTCATAGGCACCCTGTCGCACAGCTAAAGTTATCTGACGCAACCATTCTTTACAGATGATTGCTCCTGCCCCTTGAAGAAGCAGATTGACGGCGGCATGTTGTTGTCTGACTTTGAGTAGCCGTCCGTCAAGACCACGGATGTATCCAGAAGCAGATGCCTTTGCTACGTTCTCACGCAGGAACTTCAACGCTGGCATATTCTTCATGAACCTGTCCATGATCCTTTTACCTTCCTTTGCACCACCTCCGACAATGGACCCGATCTTCTCCGGCCCTGCGCCATAGATCAATGCATAGATAAAGGTCTTGGCTTGGTCTCTTGTGTCGAGTCCAGCCATCTTCTGATTGGCGGTATGAATGTCACCATTCACCACCTCCTTTGTAAAGTCTGGATCATTCATGTAATGTGCCAGACAGCGAAGCTCCAGAGAAGAAGCGTCACACCCAACAAGCTTGTAGTTTTCGTTTGTTGTGATCCAAACTGATCTACACTCCTTGCCGTAGGGAGAATACACAGCAGGAATTTGAGCCATGTTGGGGCTGTAGTGAGCCATCCTTCCAGAGATAGCTTTGAGTGTCATGACCTTACCGTGTACCCTGCCGTCGTCCTCGACAACATCGATCCATGATTTGATCTGTGACACTCTCTTTTGCAACAGTAGGTACTGTGCAATCTTCTGTGCCTCCGGTATGTCTACTTTGTTCAACGTACCTTCGTCTACAATTGGATGCCCTGTCGGGGTGAAGTTCTTAGGCTTCCACCCCTTGTCCATCAG